ATTGTTTTAATTTCCCAATTTATAATAGATTCATTCCAAGAATAATACTGATTTTCTTCTAATTCTGTTATTGGCATAGGAATTGGAGATTCCCAATTACAAGTATCTTCATTTAATATCCAAGAGTTAAAAGGTTTAGGTGCTATAAAAGCATCTCTTGTTTGGTCATATTGATAACCAATACCAGCAAAGTTTTTTCTAAAATTATTATTGTATGAAGTTTGTTTCCAAACATCTCTTGTATTATAAAGTTTGTTAATAAAATCTAAACCAGCTTGTTCAGTAGTTGCAATATCATTAGATACTACAATCACTTGTTCAACTATATTTCCTACTCCTAATTTTGCAAAGTGTGCCATAAATTATCCTGTTATACTTCCTGATGAGTTAAACACAATTACTTTATCAGAACCATCTGTTGTAACTGTTGGAGAACCTGTTGTTGTTCCTGAATAATTTGCTGTTGGTATACGAAGTATAACTACTCCAGAACCACCATTTCCAGCATTACCTGTTGTTCCTGAAACGCATGAATTTGAACCACCACCAGAACCAGTATTTGCTGTTCCGTTATCACCACTCCCACCACTTAATCCTGATTGTCCACCACCACCTGAACCTCCAGCACCTCTAGTATTAGCAAGACTATGTGGGCCACCTCCACCTCCACCTGCTCTTGTAACAGAAGAACCAGTTATTGAAGAAGCTAAACCTGCACCACCATCTCCAGTTCCACCAGCACCTGCCGCACCAACAGCACCTGCACCTCCTCCTCCTCCAGCATGGTGAGGAGAAGAACCACTATTTGTTCCACCAGCAAATCCTTGATTAGCAGTACCAGAACCTCCTGAACCACCAGTTCCACCTGTTCCTGCACCTCCTCCTGAACCACCTGCAACCCCAGCTGAATCTAATGCACCCCCTCCTCCACCACCAGCAGATGTTATTGTTGTAATTCCTGTTCCTGATATAGAAGAATCAGAACCAGAAGTTCCGTTTCTTGAACCAGCAGAGTTATTTGCTGTTGCACCTGCACCAACTGTAATTGTATAAACTGTTGATGGTGTAAATGTTAAACTTGCTTCACTACTTCCACCACCACCTGAAGTTTCTGTTGAATATGAATTTCTATAACCTCCTGCACCAGCACCACCTCCACCTTGTGTTTGTGCAATATCTGCTCTACCACCAGCACCACCACCAGCTATTACTAAAAAATCTACTGAATAAGGTGCTGGGTCTAATGATTGCGTTCCTTCATTAGCACCAGAAGTAGAAACCCAACCTTGTGTAGAATCTACATAAACCAAAGTTACAGCTTCTCTATTTGTTGTTAAAACTTTATTTGCAACTACTCCATTAATTTTATTTGAATTAGCACCTAATGTAATATTGTTTGTAGCAAAAGTTCCTGCGTAATCTACTATCTCAACATAAGAACCAACAGATGGAGTAGCAGGAAGTGTTACAGTAAATGCAGATGAAGTTGTATTACAAGGATAACCTTCACCAGACACAGCAGTAAATCCACTTGTTTTAACTGACTGCCAAGATGTTCCAGCAGAAATAGTTGTAAATGAAAGAACTCCTGAACCATTAGTAATTAATGCTTGTCCATTAGTTCCATCAGCAGTAGGTAAAGTGAAAGTTAAATCAGCACTAACACTAGCTGGTGCTTTTAATGCTACATAGTTAGTTCCGTTAGCAGTTGTTTCTCTAAAACGAATTTCTTTTTGATTGTCTATAATTAAATTTACTGTTGATGTAGAAGCTGAATCTGTAAGTGTTAAAACTGTTCCAGTCGCAGTTGTTGATAGTCCAGTAATTGATACTGTTGAATCTAACCAATTTACTGTATTACCTACATGGTCAATAGTTGCTAAAGAAATGTTATCTGTTCCATCATAGTATTTTAAAGTAGGTGTGGTAGCACTTGTAGTATCTAGCCAAATAGTTCCAGCAGAAGCACCTGAAGGAAGTGAAGTTCCTGAGTGTGTTGTGAAAATAGCTTGTAATGCAGAATTAAGATCAGTTCTAAAAGAAGGGAATGATTGGTTAACTATTACTAAATCGTTTTGGCTCATATTCTATCTAATATATTATTTAAAATCCTTTGGCAATATAATCAAAAGTTCTACTTACTCCAGTATTACTACTATTTTTAAAAGCAATATCAAATCCTGATATTGTCTTGTTATTTAAAGTATAAAAATCTCCAGTAGCCATTCCTTGATTAGTAATACCGATAGCATAATTAACAGAATAAAATGGTCTTGTAAAGGTAACAGTATAAGTTCCAGTTCCACTTGTTAAATCATTTCCATTTTGAATAGTATCTTCAACATCTATTGTTACACTTAAAGCAGATACAACTGGAGTAGAAGCTAAATCAGATGAACTCATTACTAATCGGAACTTAAAAAAACGACTCGTATAATCGCCTACGACAAAATTTCTGAATGAAGTGTAAGTTACATTGTCAGGAGATAAAGCAATTTCTAAATGTGCATTACAGTTAGCAGGAGAATCTCCATCAAAGTTAGAAGCACCATCATCAAAGTTACCAGAAGCACTATCAAAAAGGTTATCTATATTATCTACACTTTGTGTTAAAGAAGCAGTTACACGAACAGTATAACTTCCACCAATATCAATAGGAGAAGCAAACAAGTAAGAACCAGTAGGAGATAAATCAAATGTAGTTACACCAGCATCAAAAAAAGCAGTAGCAGAATCAAAGTTACCAACAGCAGAATCAAAGAGTTCAGTAGAATCTAATCTTAAAGCACCACTATCAACATATACATTAGTTTTAGTTCCTGAGAATGTAGGAGATTCCGTTTGTGTTACAACTGCATTAAAATCACCTATTTCTAAAATGTTAGTAGCTATAATTGTTGCATTGTTAGATGCGTTTCCGTTTTTATCAAATGCTTTAATTAGGTAAGAACCAATCCTTGCAGGTAAAGTAACTGAAGTAGCTGGTCTAGCAACTTTTTCAACAAGTGATACTGAGTTTAACCATTCAGCATTAGTTGTTAATGTAGAGAAACGAATTGCATAATAAGCTAAATCTAAATCTGGTATTTGTGTCCAAGACAAATGAGCATCACGACCAATAATATTACAAGAAAAATCTTCAACATCAGCAGGTGGTAATAATCCCCCAACAATAGTTCTTGATGCAGAAGTGTATGTAGAAGAAACTCCTAATGTATTTACAGCTTTAACTCTTACGTTATATAAGAATCCATCTTTAACATTTAATATTCTTTGAGTTAGTCCTGTTCCTTGTCCATGAATAATGTAATCGGTATCTGTGCTTAGTTTGTATTCAACTTGGTAGTAATCTACAAAGTTATCTAATGATGCACCAATAGTTACATCTAAAGCAGTAATAACAACTCCGTCTGAGTATTCTATTAATTGATCGTCAAGAGTTACTGAAACTGGTGCAGTAACAGAAAATGGATTTGGTAATACAGTATCAGCAATCGTAGGTGCTTCAAGTTTATCTTCGTAATCGTAAAACTCGTCTTGATGTTCTTCTATTCCTAAAGTTACTGTTGAATCTGAATTAATAGCTAAAGACATAACTCGGAATGGCTTAACACTAAATCCTGCTGTGTCATAAGTCGCTGTAACTATATCTCCAATAGATAAATTTAATCCTTCTGAAGTTACTGTTACTTCTGCTTTTAAATTGTTTCTTGATCTCTTTAATATGTTCTCGCAAATTTCTTCAGCTTGATAAGGTGAAGTTACTTGCAACATATCAAAACTTCTCTCTAATAAAGTTTCATTATCATCAGTTAGCATTGTTGCGTGTTGATCTGCTACGTCTAAGTGTGCATCATCAAAAGGTGGGTATGAAACTGTATCTGATTGATAATCTTTGTCTGGGTTTGTATATGTACCAATAACTCTGTTGTATTTTTCTGATTTACTTTCACCTTGTAATTTAACTTCACTTACAACATTATCTTTAGTTAATAATAATTGTGATGCACCTGAACCTTCAATAATAATTTTATATTTACCTTGTGTGTAATTAAAGATTCCTCTCATAGGAACTAATAATTCTCTTACATTTTCTAATACCTTTTTTTCACTATCTAATACTGCATTTGTTTCAAATAAGTTTATCGTTGTAATAACTTCATTTACTGCTGTTGTATTTGTATGAGATGCGGCAGTTGTAGATAAAGCACCTCTTACACAACCAGTTAATGTATTTGTAGATTTTCCAGTATAAGTAATTTTTTCACTATCAATTAAAATAGTGCCACTAGTAGGAAATGAGGTAGCACTTGTTAAAACAATAGAAGTTACAGAATTGTTTATACTTCCATTTAAAGTAGTTGAAGCACCAGTATAAGGGGTTACTTGTGTGTCGCAAGTAGTTGCACTAGTTTTAAATGTATCGTAATTAGTTTCAAAGGCATCATTAGGTATTCCTTTTCCATATCTAGTATTTCTTAAATAATCTAAAAGAATTAAAGATGAGTTTGCAGAATAAGCCCAAGTAGAAGCTGTATCTTGTCTATGTGAACCTGAACCACCTTTAGTAGAAT